TCTATTAAGTATCAATGGAAATGAGCAGTATCGTGATAGTAATCACAGTACTCTTGCTCCTATTGGTGCAAAAGTTCTTACGGCATGGGCAAGCAATTCTTTCGATCCTCTTGGCGTTTCTGGTCAACGTCATAATTGGGGTTCTGGAATTCCAGCTACAATGACAGGCACTAACTTCAATAACACGTTTGGCGGAACTGCTACTGCTGATGATGCTATTGGAACTGATGCCGTCCCTGGAGAATTGACTTACATGTATGGTGCAATTCTTGCAAATACTGGTGAGTACCAGCCAAGAACTTTGACTTAATAGTAATCTAATGCAATCATGGATAGAGCCACATTAGAAATTCTGGTGTGGCTTTATTCTTGTGAGGAGCTTTTATAGTGTCCGATGAAAAAATAGAAATCTCTAAATTTAATTTCTGGCTTATTACTACTTTACTTAGTGGGCTTGTTTTAGGTATTGGTGCATGGGCAACTTCTATTAATTCACAGATGGTACAAAGTCAAGTTGCTATGGCTGAAGTAAAGGGCATGGTATCTTCTATTGATTCTAGATTAAAAGAAAATCTAGAAGCTACAAATAGAATACATAAAATAGAATCAGATCTTAGAGCTTTAACAGTTTCTGTATCAATAAATACAGAAGATTTACATTCAAGGCGTGGTATTAGATTCAATATGCCTGATTATGATAAATATGTCAGACCTGTTCAAGAGGACTTGTTAAAACGTATTACTAAAATAGAATCACAAATAGAGTCTCGTTATGAAAAAAATTAGCTTATTATTAATATGTTTGATTTTTTTCTCGTGTTGGTATTCTATAAAATTAATATATCAAATACAAAATAATCTTATAGACACTAACTATGCGGTTTTAGGTAATATTAATAATATAGAAAGACTTGGCGTTCTAACTAATGAAATCAAGGAAGAACAGATTAAAAGAACCAGAAATGTATATACTGTGCCATTTTTAATTGATGAGATATTAAAAAAAAAATTATTTTTAAATGGAATAATATTGTGTGACAAAAATGGTAAAATTATTGGAATAACACCAGGAGCTAAAGAATTATTAGGATTTAGTAAAGAAGACCCAGAAAATTCACTAAAAAGCATATTTGATATAATCCCTATTGAGCATAGGGAAAGTCATAAAGAATATCTATTAAATGAAAAGACACATAGTAGTCCGTTAATGAAGGCGACTATTGGAATAGAAAATAGACGGGTTGAGGTATCCTTTCACTTTTTAAGTACTGAAGAAACTTATATAGTTCACTTAAGAGAGGTGTCTTAATATGGTGTTTATCCCCTATGAAGAGGCTAAAAATATCATAAAAGAAGGAGATATACTTCTATTTAAAGGAACTGGCTTTATAGGATTTCTTATCAAAAGATATACTGATGGAGAGCATAGTCATGTAGCTATGGCTCATCTAGATGGAGATACTTGGGAGTGTGTTGAGTTTAGAGAGTTTATCGGTGGAAGGTCTGTCTCATTAAGAAGTCAAGTTTCAAACAATCCTACTACGATTGACGTATTTAGACCTTTAAATAATATTTCTTATGAAGATTTAAATGAAAATAATGAGATAATTATTGTAAATAAAAGATACACTGAAGAAGTGGCAAAAAATACTGTCAAAGATATTATAAAATGGACTGGGCAATCATATGGATGGATAAATATTTTTACAATGATTGTTCGCTTCATTCCGTTTGCTAAACTTTTATTAAAACAAGATACTGATGATGATGAGTTATCTCATGCAAAAGTTTGTTCAACCGCAGTAACTATAGCACTAAGAAAGAATTATATGGACCCTGTGCCTTATTTAGCAGATGATAGAGTTTCACCGGCTGATTTGGCAAGAAGTCCTTTGTTACAGTACCTTTTCACTATTGAAAAGGATTTTTAAACCGGGGGTGTAAGATGAAAAAGTTGCTATCAATATTAATTCTATTTTTAGCTTCTTCTTCCAATGGAATGGCGGTTGAGCAAGACGATAGAGTTCTAAACCTTAATGGCTGTACAGGATTCCTTGTTGATGGGAATTATCTTGTTTCGGCAAAACACTGTCTTGAATTATTAGGTCAAAAAATTACTTTAAACAGGACTAGTGGAATTACCGCAGACCTAGTTTATGTAAGTAATTCAAAAGACGGACCTATTGTCTATTATATAAAAGGTAAAAGATATAATTCCTTTAGTGTTGCCAGCGAAGTTCCTCCTACTGGCAGTTCAGTATACTCTATTGGTTTTCCAGGCGGAAACTACGCGGTTATTACGGGGAAAATGGTTGGTACATTAGACCCGTCAAGGTCTGAGAACGTAGTTAGTATGAGGGTTAATCCAGGCCATTCTGGCGGGCCTTTATTCTCTCAAGATGGCGAAGTTATTGGAGTTGCTTTATCTGTTGCTTATGATCTAGATGTTAATAGCTCAAACTTTGCTTCTTGGTCTTCTGTGAAAAAGGCAATGCTTGAAGCAAAACGTGCTACTGGAGATAATAGTGTTCCTAAATTTAATAAGGAACTAGTTATCTTTAGTTATGTAGGTTGTGAGCCATGCGATAACCTTAATAACGAACTTGACTATGCAGAGCTTAACCGTAATGGAATTAAAGTTACTAAAGTAGTTTTAGATAAAGATAAATGGTCTAATGAGGCTTTAGTATCTGAATACAAGGCTGTAAATGGTGAGAATATTGAAAGTTTTCCGACTATGTGGCTTAGAGGATCTACTCAGGTAAAAGTTGGATACAAAAAAGGTACAAAACTTTCTGTATTTGGTTGGATTATAAATGGATTTAAAAACATTGGTAGATTTTTATTCGGAGATAATCTTCAAGGAGAAATTGAAGACGAGCCTGAATTTTCAACTCCAATGCCAGTGCCAACACCATCACCAGACGATAATGTTCCTACTCCAGATAATCTTGAGGAGCCTCCTGTTGAACCTCAGACATATACTGAAGAGATTGATTGGGAAAATGTCTCTATAGTTATTGCAGCTAAAAAACAAGATATAGGATATACTAGAGGCAAAGCTTTAGAAATTGCTCTAAAAGCAATCAAAGGCCCAATTCAGAGAGCTAATGATGAATACTTTGAAGGTAAAGCAAATATTATTTTCGTGGACGAGCGTACACAGCCTCAAAAATATCAGTCACTTTTGGACGCAGCCGGTGTTGACTTTGAACGTTTTTATGTTATAGCACTTGTAAAAAAGCAAAGTCTTGGATTAAAGGGATTGATTGCTTCAAAAGTAGAGTCTTCCATACTGAAAAAACTTCCAGAAGGCATCCCATTGGAAGTTATATTTGAGAGAGTACATTCGGATTCTTATTTTGCTATAACTAAATCATTAACAGTATCTGACACACCTGTTGAGGTTTTGGCAGAAGGCTCAATTAAAGATGATATCATTAATTCTCTTAAGGGTCAAATTGATGAAGTCAAAAAAGACCTTACGAATATTAATGTGCCTGATGATGCGACTATTGCTGATAAAGTAAAGGCTAATATTCTGCCAGCCGTATTAGAAGCTGCAAAATCTAAGGATGAAGATGGAACTGAAAGAACTTGGGTCATGCGTCTTATGGCTGGAGCTATGGCTTTATTTGGTGTAGGCAAGGGGGTTAGTGGCTTTAGAGGGTGGATTGCTGGTAGAGCTATGGCAAAAGCCCAAGAAATGATGCAGTCTTAATATGATAGCTTTATTAGCATCAATAGGTATTGGCGGCTCACTTGGCACTATAATAGCAATTTTAGAAAACCCAGCAACGGGTATTATTTTAAAATTTGCAAAAAAAGCCGTAATTGCACTTTCTCAGGGAAAACACCTTTCTGAGGCTGAAAAACAGTTCATAAAAGACTATAATCATCAAGAGGTAATGGTCTACGGACACGATTTTTCAGATCAGCTAAAAATCGCAAATTTAATGCGAATCCACTAAAAACGGGAAAATAGATGCGACCTTCTAAGGATAGAGACTTTATGGCATCGGCTTTTCATTATGCATTTCGTTCACACGATTTGCAATCAAAAGTCGGTGCTGTAATTGTAAATAGAGATAAAAGAGAAGTCGGTAGAGGACGAAATGGTTTTCCTTCTGATATTAATAACAACAAACTTCCTACTACACGACCAGAAAAATATCCTTTTATGGTACATGCTGAAATAAATGCTTTGGCTAATATGATTATCAAGCCAGAAAAAGCATCCATATATGTCACCCGTATGCCTTGCTGTAATTGTGCAAAAGCTTTGTGGCAGAATAATATTCGTGAATGGAATGTTCCAACTCAGTGTATGGACTTTTCTTCAGAAAAACCTTCTATAAAATTCTATAGTGAGGATGACAATGCCTTATTAGATTTACTGATTTCTAATGGATTAATAGTTAATTTTCATGATTTTAACATGGATGATCTATCTGAAGTTGTAGAAGCCAACAAACAGTATTTTAACTATCTAGACTAAAGAAAATAAATGTATACATACGAAGAATCACTCAGAGATAGTATCGAATATTTCAATAACGACGAATTAGCAGGGAAGGTATTTGTCGATAAATATGCTTTGAGAAATAAGGGGAATGATTTATTTCATGAGAATACTCCTAAAGATATGCATCGTAGAATATCTGTAAATATTGCACGTATTCAAAAAAGAAAATATACATCTCCTTTGTCAGAAGAACAAATTTTTAATCTTATTGATAGATTTAAATATATTGTTCCTCAAGGCTCTCCGATGTATGGAATTGGAAATCCCAACTACGTATCAATCGGTAACTGCTTTGTATTAGATCCTCCAGAAGATACATATAACTCAATACTGGCTACTGATGAACAATTAGTTCAAATTAGTAAACGTCGTGGCGGGGTTGGTATAGATCTTTCTAAATTACGTCCAGTTGGGGCTTCTACTAATAATTCTTCTAGAACAAGTACCGGCGTACCGTCATTTATGGAGAGATATTCTAACTCAATCCGGGAAGTAGGTCAGTCGGGCCGGAGGGGTGCTCTCATGCTATCCCTATCAGTGCATCATCCGGACGTAGAAAAGTTCGCAACTATTAAAAAGGATAAGACCAAAGTAACTGGTGCCAATATATCCGTTAGGCTTACTGATGAATTCTTGCAAGCTGTAAGAAACGATGAAGAGTATACACAGTATTGGCCTTTGACAGGTAAGGCACAGATTAAAAGGAATGTATCAGCAAGAGATGTTTGGCATACTTTAATTTCTTCAGCACATGATATGGCAGAACCCGGACTGTTGTTCTGGGACAACATTATTAAAGAGAGTCCAGCCGATTGTTATGAAAACTTTAAATCTGTTAGTACAAATCCTTGTGCTGAACTTCCTCTTTCATCTATGGACGCATGTCGCCTATTATGCTTGAACCTTCTATCATATGTGATTAATCCATATACAGAAGAGGCAAAATTTGACCTCAAATTATTTTTTGAACATTCTAAAATAGCTGCCCGTATGATGGATGACATTGTTGATTTAGAGGAAGAGTGCATTAATAGAATTCTTAAAAAAATTGATAGTGATCCAGACCCTGAAGAAATTAAATCTCGTGAACGATCAATTTGGACACGAATTCTTGAAAGCTGTGTTTCTGGTCGTCGTTGTGGTTTGGGGATTACCGCTCTAGGCGATACGTTAGCCGCTCTAGGCATGGAATATGGTTCTGATGAATCTATTGAAAAAGCAGAAGAGATCTATAAGGCACTTAAATTAGGCTCTTATACCGCATCTGTGGAAATGGCTGAAGAACTGGGGACATTTGAAGGATGGGATTATGAAAAAGAAAAATCCTGTCCTTTCTTAAAACGTTTCAAAAAAGACGTTTTAGAATATGAAGGTGAAATCCTAGTAAAAGGTAAAGAGCTATATGAAAGGATGAAGAAATCTGGAAGGCGGAATATAGCATTATTGACTATTGCTCCAACAGGCAGTGTTTCTACAATGACACGTACTACTTCTGGAGTAGAACCAGCTTATCTTTTGGAATATACACGTAGAAAGAAGGGGAACCCAGGGGATAATAATTTCAGGGTTGATTTTATTGATGCTAGTGGCGATAGCTGGATGGAGTTTAAAGTTTATCATCCGCAAGTTGAAGAGTGGATGAAAGTCACAGGCGAAACTGACGTAACAAAATCCCCTTGGTATGGCTGCTGTGCCCCAGATTTAGACTGGACTAAACGTGTTAAATTGCAAGCCGCTCTACAGAAACATTGTGACCACTCTATCAGTTCAACTGTTAATCTTCCGAATGAGGCGACAGTGGAGCAGGTTAAAGAGATATATGAAACAGCTTGGCTATCTGGATGCAAAGGTATTACAGTTTATCGTGATGGCTCTCGTACCGGAGTGTTAATATCGGATACCGCAAAAGATAACAGTGTTATTAAACGTCCTGATGATTTGCCTTGTGAAGTTCATCATATTAGTGTTAAAGGTGATCCATATTTTGTTCTAATCGGACTTGTTAATGGTAAGCCTTACGAGGTGTTTGCCGGTCGTAATGGATGTATTGATTCCGGAATTAAGACGGGTGTCATCCACAAAGTCAAACGGCCAAAATGCTATCGTGTTACTTTTGATGACGAATCTCAATTACAGCCAATCACCGCAGCTTGCTCTGACAATGAGGAAGCTTTGACTAGAATGATTTCTATGTCTTTACGTCATGGGGCGGCTATTAATTATGTAGTTGATCAACTTCAAAAGACTCAAGGTTCTATGACTTCTTTAGCTAAGGCCATTGCTAGAGCATTAAAAAAACATGTACCCGAAGGCTCTAAGTCTTCCCAAAAATGCACAGCGTGTGGAGCCAATATGATTTTCCAGGAAGGCTGTAATAAATGTGTTGGGTGTGGGGCAAGTAAATGCTCATAGACTATATTAGTAAATTTTTTTGTGAGCAATATATAAATTCATTATGGAAAGATATCACTTATCAAATAACTAATAAAAGTTTTGATAAGTTTACCACCGATCATATGAATGAGGAAGAAATATTAGAAAGTATGGAAGATATTTTTGCTGACAGTTTTTACTTAGGAGAAAAAATTGGGTAGTAAACCTTCCACACAGGACAAAATAGTTGGCCTTATTCTTTTATCAGCCCTTTTTTCTATTATGATTTGGGTTGGATTTACTGCACAGAAGAAGATGTTAGGGATTTACGATCTTGAAGATAGAGTTAGGTATTTAGAAGAAAAATTAAATAAAAGATCATAATTTATTTAGGACTAATCGCATGAAGATTTCTGTTAAACGCTTATCTCCTACAGCTATAATCCCAACGAAAAGCCATCCTACAGATGCTGGATACGATCTGTATGCGGATGAGGATGCTGAACTTTTACCCGGCGAAACAAGGCTGATCAAGACTGGAGTAGCTATTTCCGTACCAAAAGGTATGGTTGGGCTTTTATGGGATAGATCTTCTTTAGGAAGTCAGGGGTATCACCTTCATGGGGGTGTAATAGATCATGGATACACTGGAGATGTGAGTGTTGCATTATGCAATACAAATATTTCAGGACATCCAAGCCTTCCTAAAAAGAATATTAAAGCGGGAGATAGAATTGCTCAAATTATTTTTCAAGATGCCAAGCATTTTGAATTAGAAGAAACGCAGGAACTTGATGAAACAGGAAGATCTAAATCTGGTTTTGGAAGCAGTGGTAGATAATTCCAATAAATAAGAGATTCATATGAGAAAAAGTAGACAGCATGATCACGATTCAGAAAAACCTGCTCAACCTCAAAGAAAGTTAAAAAGAAGTTTTGAAGCTAAAGGGAAGAATCAAACGGAATATGTATTGTCTATAATTAAGAATGACATCACATTTTGTTCTGGACCTTCGGGAACCGGAAAATCATTTATTTCAGCAGGAATCGCTTCGCAGCATCTTTTAAAAGGCAAAACAGAAAAGCTAATTGTTACTAGACCTTTAGTGACCGCCGGAGCAAGTTTAGGTGCGGTTCCTGGAGATATCCAAGAGAAGGTAAGACCATACTTAAAACCTATGGAAGAAAATCTTCGATACTTTCTTGGAGATGAAAATTTTGATGAATTACTTGAACAAGATGTTATACGATTTGAGCCATTAGAGTTGATGAGAGGTGCTAGTTACCATAATTCTTATATGATTCTAGATGAAGCACAAAATTGCACATTAAAACAGATTAAAATGTTTATTACTAGAATTGGGGAAAACAGTAAGGTTCTGATTAATGGAGACGTTGATCAAACAGATTTAAAAAGGGATAGTGGATTACATATTTGCGTATCTAAATTGTCTCAACTAAAAGGTGTAGGAGTATGCGAGTTAACAGATGATGACATTCAAAGAAATCCAATTATAAAGTCTGTTTTAATGGCCTTAAAAGATGAAAATATTTATGATTAGAGACCAAGATAATAATCCTGTAAAAACATATAAAAATACTTGGTGCTATAAAACACTTGGAACTGCTAAATCGGCTGCAAAAAGTATTATCAAGCATAAAAATAAGAAACTTGATAAGAACTCAAAATTAAGTTTCCAGTATTTAAAGATAATAGAGTGCGAATTAGTAATAAAAGAAACACATCCTCTATAATACTTTTTAATCTAATGTGGTTGATTATCGGATTAATTTCTGCTGTGGATGTTTATTATGCTATAAAGTTTCAAAAGACTCTAAAATTAATGGAAGAGAATCCTATTGGACTATATCTAATAGAACTTTCCAATGGAGATATATCATTATTCATGGGTTTAAAAGTTTCTGGTACTGTCTTAGTTTTAGGTTTTCTTCAAAATTACTTTTATCTAAGTGGCTGCAAAAAGAAAATAGTTAAAATAACTTTTGGAGTTACCTTATTCCAATTATGGCTCCTTTACTATATGAGTAATTGAATGAGTTTATATGATTATTCCTGTAACTATTGTGGATTCTTATGGGAGAACGTCAGTCAATCTATTCACGACGCACCAAAGAAGCAATGTCCAAGATGTAAGAAAATGTGTCTCACAAGGTTAATTAGTCTAGGACTTCCCCCAATAGTAATAGGAGAAGCTACCACTTTAGGACAATTAGCAGATCGAAACACTAAGAAGATTGGTAAATACAAAACTTCAGAAGAAAAGGCTAAACATGAAGAAATCATAGGTAAGGGTACAAAAGAAAGAATAGACTTAAATAAGAAGATTTCCAAAATGACGCCAGAACAAAAATTAAGGTACATTGAGAATGGATGATTTTTTAAAGAACTCTATTACGTACAATGAAACTTATTTCAATAATGAAGGTAAAGAATGTGTAGATAATGACAAGTGTTATGCTAAGATGCTAGTCAAAACAATTGATGGAAGAGAAAGTATCACATATTCAATTATGTGTAAGATGAATCTTTTAGTAGATCCTTGGGGTGACGACTGCTCACAAAGAAGGGTGATAGAGAATACCTTCAAAAAGGTAAGTGAAGATTGTTTTCGTCTTTATATCAGATACTTAAAGACTCGTGAACAACGATTTCTAACTATAGCAAAAAGGAAACAAAATGGCTGAAGAAAAATCAAAAAGATATCGTATGACTAAACTTCAGAAATATTTTATTGATAATCATTTAGAATCTGATCCTAAATCTCTAGCTATTGAATTAGGTATTCCGGCAGATGTAATTGATCGTTACATGAAAAAATCGATTCGGGAAGGGAAATTAGTAAAAAAACCAGAAAAAGAAACCCCCGAGACTCCAACAGATGACAAGTTGATGTCTAAGAACAAGAGATATGGGGCTGTGGCGATGACTGAAGCTGCCGCATCTAAGGCTGATAGTTCTAGAGGTGCTGGTCTAAAGAGTAAATATTACAATGACGCAATCACAACCATCAGAAAGTAAGCCCTACAAATCTTTTTATGGTGAAATTTATGTCACAGAATCAGCACACTTAGCAGAGCTAATATTTAAGAGACGCTCTGAACTTAACAATGAAGGCACATTGCCTAATTTTTTTTGGCGTATTCCAAAGTATAAAAAATCTTTTGGTCTACAAACTATGTACGCCTCTAGATTGTTAAAGACTTATGATATTTCTGCTATAATTAAAGGGCTTAATAACAAGGCTGTTAAAAATGTCCTGTCTTTTTCCAATAAAAGGCTGATACCATTTATAGATGAAGCACAAAGTCTAGTAAAAGACAAAGTCTTTGAAGATAAGACCCAGCAAGATAAGAGTAAATTAGAACCAAAAAAACCTTTTGGTAAGAAAAATCTTTGGAGTATACTGAATGAGTAAAGATTCTGATACAGCGGTAAAGAAAAGTCTTAAAAACTTTGAAAGAGACTTCATTAAAACAGGACGGGAAGTTTTTGAGGAAAAATGCAGACTGAAAAGTCTGTCTATCTCTCCCTCATTGGATTTTGCATTGAATGGAGGTCTTCTAGAAGGTACTTGGGTTCAAATTGTTGGAAAAGCAAAAACCGGCAAGGCACAGCCTTTGGGGTCTATAGTTTATACACCGTCTGGTCCAGTTAAGATGAGGGATATAAAACAAGGAGATAAGGTATGTACCCCAGATGGGAAAAGTGCCAAAATTTTAAAAATTTATCCACAAGGGGTTAAAGAAGTTTATAAAGTTACTTTTAATGATAATACTTCCGCCTTCTGTTGTAAGGACCATTTATGGAAAGTTGCTAAAAATAATGGTAAAAATGAATACGTTGTTTTATCTCTAGAGGAAATACTTAGAAAGGGTTTGAAATATCACGATAGAAATAAGTGGAAAATTCAATTAACTGAACCTGTTAAGTTTAATAGGCGACAATTAGGGGTAAAACCTTACATCTTAGGATGTTTGATAGGCGATGGTGGACTAACACATGGAACACCTATGATTTCGTCAGCAGATGAAGAAATTTTAGATGAATTTAGAAGCTATTGTGATTCTATAGGAGCAAAGCTTATACATAGGTCTAATTATGATTATGCCATATCTTATGGTGCAGATCATAAAAAGAAAGAAAACCAACTAACTAAGGAATTAAGAAATCTAAAACTGATGGGATGTAACTCTCATCAAAAGTTTATACCTGAAGACTATAAATATTCGGACTATTTGGATCGTTTAGATTTAGCCAGGGGTTTAATGGATACTGATGGTTTTAATGATAAAGGTAAGACTGGAGAATATACTACAGTATCTAAGCAATTATCTAAAGATGTAATGGAGCTTTTGCAGTCATTAGGTTACAAAGTAAAAATCAAGATGAGAGAGACTAAATGTGATGGTAAAAGCTTTCTTTCTTATAGACTGCACATTGCCGGAAATGATATTTCTAATATTTTTTCTTTAACACGAAAGAAATTTGATAAAAAGAGGATTAAGCCCAAATTATTTCGTTCTATTAAAAGTGTGGAACAGGTTGCCAGTGAAGAGTGTCAATGTATCGAATTAGATAGTAAGGATCATCTATATCTAACCGACAATTTTATTGTCACTCATAACACCTCAACAATACTTCAAATTGCTGCCAATGCTCAAGCCGAAGGTAGAAATGTAGTATATCTAGATGCAGAGGGTAGAATAAAGAAGTATAACCTTTGCGGAGTAAAAGGTCTTGATCTGGATAAGATTCAGTTAATTCAATCAGATGGTAATACAATATTAACTGCGGAAATGTTTTTAAATGCACTAGAGGAAAAGATAAAAGCTCCAGAAAATGAGGGTGCCTTATTTATCATAGATTCTCTTTCAAGTCTTATTCCAGCTAAAGAATTAGAGGGATATGTTAGCGGGGATTTCCGACCAGGACTTCCAAAGATATTATCTAATTTTTGTAAGAGGATGGGACAAGTTGTACCAAAAACGAAAGCTATAATTATAGGTATTCATCATTTGATCTCAACACAATCTTCAATGCCAGGGGCTAAACAATGGACTGCTGATGGCGGTGTTAAAATAGGTTATCAATACGACACTATGATGCAAGTTTCTCACAGTAAAGACTGGATTGATGATAACGGGAATCGTATCGGTCAAGAGATTAACTGGAAGATTTTGACTTCCTCACAAGGAACTGATAAAACTAACGCTATTAGTTATTTTAGATTTAATCACGGTCTGGATAACGTTGAAGAGATTGTTGCTCTTGGAGATGATTTTGGAATCTTCAACAAAAAAGGTGCATGGTATTATATGAACTTTTTGGAGAACTATAAGGAAGAAATAGGTGAACAGATGTTGTTAGATCTGCAAGAGAAAAAATATGGTTTTCAAGGTAAGGCTAAACTATGCAGCTTTTTAAACGATAATCCCTCAGTCGTTAAAGTTATTGAAAAAGAAATGAAGGAATTTTTAGTTTGAGAGTCATAGGATTTGACAAAAAAATTTACAATATAAATTTTTCAAAGTCTGCACATAAAAGCTTTAGAGAAAATAAGTCTGCCTATCATAATAAAGCTAGAAAATTAATCTCTGAGATATTTCCATTTGAAGTTGTTTATGAAGAAACTACTCTACCGGGATCTAGAACAAGAGCTACTGGTCTTCTTTACGCTGACTTCATTATCCCCAAATTATCTATAATCATAGAAGTTCATGGGGAACAACATTATAAATTCAGCAAATTCTTTCATAAAACCAAAAAAGGCTTTCAAGAGCATAAACGTAGAGACTTCAAAAAAATGGAATGGTGTTTGTTGAATGATATAACCATGATAGTACTACCCTTTGATAAGGAAGAAGAATGGGAGAGTCTACTGAAAAACTGGAAGTAGAAAATATATTAGCAGAACTTGATTCTTTCTTGAATCAATATGAAATTGCTAATCATATTAATTTGTGCGAGTCGGACGCATCAGTGTACGAGTCTCTAAATTTTTCCACTAAACAACTTAAGGATTTGAGTAATGAAGAAGCTTTAACACATTCATATCTAATACAAACTTACATCTCTAAGCTCACTCACAAACAGAATAAGGAAACGGCTAGATTTGAATGGGCCTGTAATGCTTTTAATGATATGTATATACGATGTATGAATAATACAGAATTCCCAGATTATACAAGTAACTTATCTAAGGAACAGATTATATGCGATAAATATCCAGTGGTCAATAAACTCAGAGAAATTATGCGTAAATCTAAAACGGTATGTACACTATATACAAACAAAATTACACCATTGAATAAAACAGCCGAAATTCTTTATCAATTATCGAGGATCAAATGAGGTTAACACAAGCTATCAATAAAATCAAATTGGGGATACAAGAGGGTGATGAAGAATTAATTGAAGAGGGCTTTTTCCTTTTAACAGGTGAAAAAGTTTTATTCCCTGATGAAGATTATTCAGTACCAGATAATAATAAGGAAAGTTTATCTGATACTCCAAAAGTAATACATAATAGTACTAACAGAGCAGACAGAGCAGACATAGAAGACTTCTCTATGTTTAAGAACAAGAGAGAGCCAGAAAAGAAAAAATTCGTAAATAATTTTAACCCTGAATCTGTAGTAATAGAGAAAGAGCCTGATGAAGACCTTATTAATGATAAGGTAAAGCCAGTTCCAAGGACTCGTGCGGCGTTTAAGATGACAACTGTCTTCTGTCAAGATTGTCATAAGAACATTGAGATAAATCCACAATTCAAGAAAGAGCCTTATTACTGTGACTTCATCAAATGTGGACAAAAATGCCCAAATTCTTAGTAATGTAGCATCTGAAAAAGCTGTTATTTCTGGACTAATAAATCATGGTATCAACGCATTTGTAGATATCCAGTCGATAGTAAAAGAGGATAGTTTTACTATTGATAATAATAAGGTGATATTTAAATGTGTGACTAAGGCTTTAGAAACTTCCTCGTCTATCGACTTAACTTCAATTCTTTCTGCGGCAAAACAACTTGATCTAGATGAATATCTGAATAAACCAGATGTTTTAAAACATCTCCAGCATCTGATGAGGTACGAAGTAAAGCTAGAGAATGTAAGAAATCACGGCTTAAAGATTCGTAAACTACAGTTTACTAGAGAACTGCAAAATTCTCTTAGACATATTTATTTAGGTTTGAATGATGTTGATGGTGATCAGAGTGTCACAGAAATTCTTTCTATAGCTGAGAGTAGAATAGAAGAAATTGCATCAGAATATATTAGAGAGGATAGAAGTAATCCGCAGCTTATTGGGCATAATGTAATTGAATATGTCGAAAACTTGATGGATCAAGAAATTCGACCACCCGGAATCTCTACAGGTTTTCCAGCGTTCGACTTGGCTATTGGAGGCGGTCTTCGCAGGCAATGCGTTGATCTTATCGGAGCAAGGAGTAAGGCGGGAAAGTCAGTACTAGCCGATAATGTGGCGGAATTTGTCACAAGTCTAGGAGATAATGGAATTCCCGTTCTTATGCTAGATACGGAAATGAGTGAGACTGATCATCAAAATAGATTGTTAGCACTTCTCAGTAGAGTACCAATTAATAATATCTCAAGCAGTTCTTTTAAAACTGATGAAGCATCAGTTGACAATCTAAAGAGAGCCGCTAAAGATTTATCTGAAAGACCTTACCATTATATTAATGTTTCTGGTCGCCCATTTGATGAAATTCTTTCTGTGGCACGACGTTGGCTTTTAAAAGAAGTAGGCTATGACAAAAATGGAAGAATGAATGATTGCCTTATTATTTATGATTATCTAAAGTTAATGTCATCAGACAGTCTAAATGGTAATATGGCAGAATTCCAAGCACTTGGTTTTCAAATTACTAAACTGCACAACTTTTGTGTTCAATACGATTGCCCCTGCCTGTCATTCGTACAGCTTAACCGTGACGGTATTACTAAAGAGACTGAAGACGCTGTATCTGGGTCAGATAGACTTATTTGGCTTGCTACATCCTTTTCTATTTTCAAGACTAAGACAGACGAAGAATTTGCTCAAGATAAAGTTCTTTATGGAGATAAAGCCGGAAATCGAAAATTAATACCTGTGGTCAGTCGTCATGGACCTGGAATGGAAAGTGGCTATATTTGTATGCAAATGAATGGAGAAATAGCCGAGATCAAAGAGTTAGGGACATTAAGAGAAATCCAGAAAGAGAAAGAATTAAAGAATGATGGAGTCCCTGACAGAACCCCAGAAGAAAGCGATGAAGAGGCAGGCGACTGATAAGATTCGAGAAATTATGGAATCTCTTGATCTTGAGGAATTTTATGAGTCTGAGAACAAAATGATAGGAAGATGCCCCGTTCATGACGGGGATAATTCTACAGCGTTTAATATTAATATTGACCCCACCTCTGAATATTATGGAATTTGGTTTTGTAATTCTCATGGATGTCATGAAGATTGTGGAAATGATGTCTTTGGTTTAATAAAAGGCATTTTAGAGCAAAAGAGTCAAAAAGAACAGACATTTATTGACGCTGTAAATTACTTGAAGAAGTTTGTATCTGGAAAAGTAGAAAGGCAGGATAATTTACAGTACAATCTTGAGGACTCTCGTATTGATAAGATTTTTCACAATGGGGCGATTAATAAGGTCATATGCACTAGGTCAGAGGTTATTAAAAGTTTAGAAATTCCATGCCCTTATTATTTAGCCAGAGGATTCTCTAAAGAGATATTAGAGGAATTTGATGTTGGATATTGTAATGTACTTGGAAAGCAGATGTATAATCGAACAGTCTTTCCAGTTTATGACAAATCATGCGTCAATGTAATTGGTGCTGTCGGTCGTGCCGTGTCCTCAAATTCTTCAAAATGGATAAACAGTAAAGGATTTAATACAGGAAATGCCCTCTATAATTACGGAAAAGCTTTTGATAGTCTAAAAAGATCTGGTGCCGCTGTACTTGTTGAAGGGCAGGGAGACGTACTGAAATTATGGCAATCTGGAATTACTAATTGCGTGGGGCTATTTACATGCAAAATAAGTGATCGTCAGACTATACTGTTAGAAGAAGCTTCCGTGGGCACACTTTATTTAGCTTTGGATAATGACGAGCCGGGGAGAAAAGGTAGAGAAGAAATTAAGGAGAAGTTTGGAAAAATATTTGATATAAAAGACATAAAATTCGACCATCATGATACTGGAGACATGACACCACAAGAAATTATTGAAATAATAAAACCTCAGATTATTAGGTAGTTTATGAGAAAAATAAACCGAGTAAAAATAAATAGATCTATAGAAAATCTTATGACTGCATGTAACGGAACTATCAATCAAAACAATGAGATAGCTCCGCAGACATCTATAGTAATAGAAGTATATAAAGTTTTTAGAGGTCTTAGATATTTAAACAATATAGAAATTTCTTCAGAAAATAAATACGAAAGCGAAAAAGTATAACGATATCAAAAGATTTTATAGCTATATTTACGATAACGTTCAAAACGATTTAACCGTTATGAAGAGAAAACAAGAAAAATTTCATACACTTTTTAGAGAAAAATAATATGACAACAATTGTAGCGTTGGCAGGAGCTAAGGTTTCGGGAAAGTCTACTACGGTAAATTATCTACACGGTTACGAAATGAAACGTCATGGGTTTATTAAACACTTCGATATTTCTCCAGAGGGGAAGTTGATAGTTAATGCTATTTATAGAGACGAAGACAATAGACCTTTCGAATCTGCTGGTATTTTTGATTTAGACCAAAAAAATCAAGAGTTTATAGAATATGCATCTAACTCATTTTGGCCGTTTGTTAGGGGCTTTAGTTTTGCAGAACCATTAAAAGAGTTATGTGTAAATCTATTTGGATTAGAACCAGAAAAAGTATACGGTACTGATGAACAGAAGAACTCACTAACAAAACTTAAATGGGTAGATATGCCAGGTGTTATCATTTATGATAGCGACGATATGTGTGACGAAGTATATTCTGTACTAGAGGAAGAAGGAATTGCTGAAAACTTTTATTTCAAATATTTACCAAGTGATGAAGAACAGTTCATGACTGGTAGAGAATTCATGCAATATCTTGGTACAGACATATTAAGAAAAATATATAGTAAAATCTGGACGGATTATTGTTTAAATAATATCAAGAATACTTCTCCAGATCTAGCCTTAATATCTGACTGCCGTTTTGAGAATGAGATTAATGCTATCCAATCAAATGGTGGAAAGGTTATCTATCTAACAAGAAATGGAAAGCCTGGAAGTCACTCAAGCGAACAGGCTGGTTCTTACATAGAACTTTATGATGCAATAATCGATAATTCCAATATGACAATTACTGAACAGAATGAAGCTGTTAAAGAGAAATTGTGCGAATGGGGAATTTTACCTAGAAGTCTTTAAGAAAGCTAAATATGCTAGTCTGCTATCACCGTAGTTCCTCAATCGGAACACTTAGTTTCTGTGAACAAAAATATTTCTTAACTTATAATTTAGGAATGAAGGATAAGCAGAATCTTAAAGCTACTATGGGAACAATAGTACATAAGTGTATGGAGACGTTGGGAAATATTGTAATAGCCAAACGAGAAGGAAAAAGGAAGGTTAAAGACGAAATTTTTAATCATACTTTTAAGCAGCTAGAAGATCTAGAATTTATCAGTAAAATGTGTTATGATTACTATTCTAAGCATGTTCCTGAACTGTCTGAAAAATTCACACCAAGGGTGTACCAGCAGTGCCACGATTGGTTTTTGAAGGCTTTGGCCTACAAGAATGGCGAAATGGACCCGAGAAACCAGGATATCTTTGCGGTAGAGCAGTTTTTCGATATTGAAATCAAGAAACCTTGGGCGAAATATCGATATGATGTTGACGGAGAGATTATAGAAGGAAATCTTTCGATTAAGGGAACTGTTGACGTTATAGTAAAACATGACGAAAATTACTTTCAAATCCTCGATTTTAAAACTGGAAAACGAATAGATTGGGCTACTGGTGAAATAAAGACGCAAGAAAAGCTGGAAAAAGATGTTCAGCTTCTTTTATATTATTATGCTCTTAAGAACACATTTCCTGATTATGAATTTTATGTTTCGATTTATTACATAAATGACTCAAAGATTGACGGAGTTGATGTGCCTGGTGGATTGTTTGATATCTGTTTTGATGAGTCAGACTATGAAAAAGCCGAAAATATACTTAGACAAAAGTTCGAATACATAAAGTCAGTTAGACAGCCTAGACTATTGTCTGATGATAATACTCATTGGAAATGTCAATATCTGTGCAAATTTTCTGAAGAATGGGATGATTCTGGGAAGTCCACTTGCCAATTCATGCGAGACGAGGTAAAATCCAAGGGGCTATTAGATGTCGTGGCTGAATATGGAGATATTTCAAAAATATCAAAATATGGCTCAGGCGGGGGGGTATTGTCAGAAGAAGATAAAAAAGGAGATGTTTAGTGGATGTAGATAGAATAATATTAAACATTGAAATTAATTTATATAAGTCTTTAGTAAAACAATATGGTTTTGCTTTAGCTGTTTATTCTGACAATGCTTTTGACTGGGGGATAATAAATGAGACAATTGAAAGATCAGAATACAAAATGGTTTCCAACTAGAGTAACTTCACATTACTCACTATTACAGTCAACATTAACACCTAAAGTTTTAGTATCTACTGCTAAATCTTTTGGGTATAATTCTGTAGCACTTACAGATTACGCATCTGTTTCAGGTGCTGTTCAATTTATAAAGGCTTGTAAAAAGGAAGAGATCAAAGGGATTATCGGATGCGAGATCCCCGTAGAAAATTATGGAGGAACTATAATTGTTCTTTGCAAGAATAAAGAAGCATGGGTTAAGCTATTAAAAATTGTTTCTATATGCAATAAGCATGAGGGATTGATATTCCCGTCAGAATCTCTGTCTATTATAGACGGGGATTTTTTTGTTATTGACGGATATATTGGAAGCCGATTATTTTATCATATTGTTGAAGACCCAGCATGTATTCATAAGGCTGAGACTGAAGAAGAAGCAGTCTCTTGTCTAGATAATACAAACCAGGATTTAGTTATTCAGAAGATTAATGACTACATTAATTTATTTGGGGAAAACTATTTCTTAGAGCTTAATAGAATCAATGGAAAAGAGTTCCCATCTTCTAACGCAGTGTCTGATTATCTATCTCAGATTGCTACAGACATGAATTTTTCTAACTTGGTTGCTGGTTGCCCAATTAATTACGCCAAGCCTGAAGACGCGGTAGACCATCGTCTTTTACTATCATCTAAGATGAAGGTGACCAGTAGTAATGCGGAGAAGGGGCTACTTAAAGAAGATTTTTACAAATTTACAAAATTCTTCAAGAGTAACCTTTATTGTTTTCCAGACCAAGAGAATATAAAAAAACTCTATGAACCTAATCTGATTGAAAATGTGGGCAAGATTGATGAACAATGTGAGTCCTATGATATTCTTTCTGCCCCACTATTACCAGTGTTTGATTGTCCCGGTGGTTTAAGCCAGATCGAATACCTTAAACAGCTATGCCGTGAGGGTTGGAAAAACAAATTAATACCACAAGGTGTTGTAAAAACAGAAGAGAAGAGTATTGAGTATAGAGATAGAGTATTAAGCGAACTTAAAATCATTGAAGAAGCTAATCTTGCTGGCTACTTTCTTATCGTAGCAGACTATGTAAATAAATTCAGGGATAATGGACGATTAATCGGTCCTGGAAGAGGGTGTTTCTTACCAGATACAAGAATCAAGATGGATGATGGAATCTATACCCCCATTGCTTCAATTGAAATTGGAGACAAGGTTATAGATGCTTATGGAAAGCCTCAAGAGGTATATGACAAACTAGAATATGATGTAGATGAAGACATTATTGAGTTAGAATTTGAAAATGGAAAAATTGTCAGATGTACTCAAGATCATAAATTTTTAACGAATAACAGAGGTTGGGTAGAAGCTAAAGATCTAAATAATGAAGACGATGTGGTCGAGGTATAAAAAGAACCTCGATTGGGACTTTTGGGTGTATAGGATGATATGATGAGAACTAAGAGACTATATCAAATAATTTACAGGCATGAACAGTATATTCAACCTATGTCTAAATTAATTAGTAGTTGTTTTATTACACTCTACAGAGAAGATGTAGTTAGTCTAAATTTGCCTAGATTAATTAGGACTCATTCATGGCTCAGTCTTGTCTCTTGTGAAGACGAGTATTTTTTCATAGAAGAAGTCAAATATGAAGAGTGATTATGAAAACCATTACATTGAAAGAGTTAAAAGACTTAAATTATAGTCCAAAAGGTGTCTCTAATTACAAATTAATAGAAGGAGAATGTTCCAAGTGTAATCAAAATTTTGAGTATTCAAATGTAAAAAAATTTTTACGAAATAGAAAATCAAATCAAAACAAAGACGAATGGGATACTTGTGCTAAGTGCTATCTGAAACTTAAGACTATTGAAGATTCAAAATGGATGGAAGCTAACAGACAGGCTCAATTAATAGCTCAAAATAGACCAGAACAAAAGAAAAGAAACGCAGAAGGCGTTTCTAAAAGTTGGGACCAAGAGAGAAAATCAAAAGCTTCAGATTTTTTAAAAAAAAGATGGGAAAACGAAGAGGGGTTTGCTGAGAAGGCTCTTAAAAATTTCGAATGGACTCAAACAAATGATGAGAGGCATAATGAGATTCTAAAAAGGTCTCTAGGAGCTGGTGGGCTTAAAGGAGAGTATCAGGGGATCAGATACGATAGTGCTGTTGAATTATCTTTTTTATTGTGGTGTGAGAATAAAAATATTCCCATAAAAAGATATGATTTAGCTCCTATCTCTTATTTGGCAGAAGATGGTAAAACAAGATTGTATTTTCCAGATTTCATTATTTACCACAATCAGATTATAGAGATCAAAGGTTTAGGGGTGTATTATCAAAAAAATTATCAGAGAAATTTGTTAAAAATAGACGCTGCACAAAAATTCTGTCAAAATTATAAAGTAATATTTAGTGACGATGAGTGCTTGAAGAAATTCTATAAAAAAGCTAGAAAGTTACATCATGAAACTAAAAAATAAGAAACTGACTAAACATACTGGTAAAGTATATGATCTTTCTGTGACAAATTCTCACACGTATAATGTTGAAAGCTTAGGTGTTCATAATTCAGCCGCAGGCAGTTTAGTCTCTTATTTAGTTGGTATTACTCTGATTGACCCTATTCCTTACGGCCTTCTATTTTCAAGATTTTATAACTCAGCACGTATTGGCTCATTACCCGATATTGATGTTGACTTCCCGCCAGATTTGCGTGAAGAGGTCATTAATTATCTTAGAGAAAAATATGGTCACGATAAAGTTTGTCAGATGGTGACTTTTGGACGGTTGCAAGGTCGTGGAGCACTAAAAGAAGTATTAAGGATTAATGAGTCATGTTCGTTCGAAGAGATGAACATGATTACGAACAAGATACCACTAGAGTCACTTCTTTCTGATAAGCTGGAAGAAATGGAAAAACCTTCAGTAATTAAATGGTGCTTAGAAAATGACCCAGACGCTCTAAGAGAGTATTGCGTAGAAGTTGATGGTGAGCTTTCTGGTGATTATGCAAAACAATTTGAACAAGCATTAAGAATTGAGGGGATATTTAAATCTCAAGGCAAACATGCTGCTGGAGTGGTTGTTTCATCTGTTACATTAGAACAGTTCTGCCCAATGGTTAAACCAACCAAGGGGGAAGATCCTGTAGCTGGATTTGAAATGAGCGATTTAGAAGCGGCTGGCGGTGTTAAGCTCGACATATTGGGTGTAAATTTATTACGTAAAATAGAAATGACATGTCATGTGTGATGTAGAAAAAGTAATGGATGATATTTTTTTTGATATATGGTACGATTCGGCTGATCAATTAGATAATGAAGAATTAAGGAAAATAGAAAATATTATTTACGATAATATTAACAGCCTAAATATAATTATGCAAAACTTTTATTTTAGAGAATTTTATGATATATAATACATATTGTGTGTACGATTTAGAGACTACATCACCCTCACCAAAAACTACACAAATAGTGCAAATTGCTGCCAAGATGGTCAATAGCAGAACTTTAAGTATAATTCCGGGGTCAGAATTTCAGTCATTAGTTCAACCTAGTTTTGATCCAGAATTTTGTAAGCTTCATAGATTAGATTTACTTCAGCCGGGGGCTATAGCAGTACATGGTAAAACTGAAGCAATGCTTAGAACGGCACCCACACTAAAAGCCGTTTGGTCAAATTTCTGTGAGTATGTGAAGTCTTACAATTACAAAGGGACTAATTGGACAGCACCAATTCGAGTTGGATATAATAATAAAGGGTTCGATGATATCATTGTTGAAAGGGTTATGTGTGACTCACCTTGGGAATATGGACCATCTTCTAAAGATAAAAGCAGACAGGATTTATTTAACAAATACTCATCAATTGACGTATATGATATTATGTTACTGATGTTTGAAAATGATAAATCTGTTAATAAGTTAGGGGCCGATGCTTTAGTACGTGGACATATGGGTTATTCGAAAAAGAATGCTCACGATGCTATGGCTGACGTAGATATGACGGCGGAATTATTCTGTACGGTACAGCGTTCTATTCGGGCATTTGCAAAGACTAAGAATTTTAAAGGAATGTTTAACTAGTTATAAAAAGAAAGTAATAATGGAAATTCCCCAACTTTTTCGTGAGTCACGTTATGGTATGCCAAGTGCAGACCAAATTTTACCTAATAGGAACTATTTAATTGGATACTCTTATTTATTCCGACAGCCTCGCTGGGCGATGCAGGTAATCGATGGATCGGCATCTGATGTATCTGTAGACCGTCAGGACTGCTTCAGACCTGATTTAAGAATCCCCGAAACCTTCAGAGCTACATTATCTGACTATGCGGGTTCTGGTTACGATAGGGGGCATCTTGTTCCATCTGCCGATAGCAACGAGACACGTCTAGAAAACAGCGAAACATTCTTACTCTCTAACATGAGTCCTCAAGCCCCAGACATGAATCGTCGATCTTGGAGAATTCTAGAGTCAGCAGTTAGAAAGATTGCACAAAAACCTGAAGTAGTAGAGGTCTATGCTATTAGCGGACCTGTTTTTGATTTATCAAAACCATTTACTAAAATAGGTGATGATGTTATTGTCCCGCATGAGTTTTTCAAGACTGTTTTAGTTGAAGATAATAAAGGTAAGATTGATTTTTGTTCATTCCTTTTACCTAATGAAAAAACAAATACTACTTATAAAGACCACGTTGTTTCTGTTAAATATTTAGAGTTTAGAACCGGACTGCTTTTATGGGATCGTCTAAAAGGGAGTTCAATAGAAAAGGCAAAAACAAAGAAAACTATCCGTAAAGGAATATAAAAGAAAGATTCAATAAGTGAATAATCTAGATATCACTAAAATACCTTTAGACGATCAAAAAACTTGGGACTTAATTTGCTCTGGTAACACTAAAGGTGTGTTTCAGCTAGAAACTAACTTAGGTAAGCATTGGTGTAAAGAGTGTAAGCCAAGAAGCATAGAAGAGTTATCAGATGTTATTAGTGCTATTCGGCCTGGATGTATTTCCGGAGATTCGTTAATAACAATTAAAAATAGAACTTATGATACAAGATCTAATACATACGCTAAGAAGACAATCAGGGAATTATGCAATAATGCACATAAAGTAACCAGTCTGTTATCTCTTGATACTTCGTCTAAGAAAATTATAGACAACGGCATTGAAGATATTTTTTATAGTGGTGAGAAAGAATGTTTTGAGGTTTTAATAACAAATTATTCAAAGGGGAAGAAAAGACTACAGGTTAAGAAAAAATGGCATGATCTGGAGTGTACGGCAGAGCATAAAATGTTGACATCTGATTTAAATTGGGTTTCTTTAAAGGATTTGAAACCTGGTCAAAGAATAGCATGTCTGAAAAAAGCTAGTAACAAGACTAGAATGTCTAATACTATTAGTAATAGACATGTAAAAGATGGGCCTAGAATGCCTAATGTAGATGGTACTAGATATTTTGCTGAAATATGTTATAAAAACTATATAGAAGAATGTGTTATATGTGATTGGGATGAAACAAGTTTAGATACACATCATATTGAAGGAAATAGACATACCAACAATAAACCAGAAAATTTAGCTTACTTATGCCCTAATTGTCATAGAATGCATAATATGTCTTTAATAAGTACAGATGAAATACTGACAAAAAGAAAGGAAAAAGAACTGCCAAAATTTGAAGGTGTTGAATGGGTCACTTATTTAGGTAAGAAATCTGTTGGGGTAAAAGACACTTATGATATTACTATGAAGTCTCCTAATAATAATTTTATAGCTGGTAATTTTATTGTACACAATTCATTAAAGGCAAAACAAGATGGAAAGTCCATGACTCAGCACTATGCTGATAGAAAATCTAGTAAAGAAGAAATGGACAGTCTATACGGACCAATTGACCATATAGTCGCTAGTACTCAGTCAATTATCCTCTATCAAGAGCAGTCAATGAAGATTGCTCAGGTGATGGCGGGCTTCTCGGAACAACAATCAGATACTCTGAGAAAATCAATCGGTAAAAAAAATGCGTCCCTGATGGCAGAGGTAAAGGTTCAATTTTTAGAAGGATGTGAGCAGCAAGGACACTCAAAAGAGGACTCCGAGCGAATCTTTGAGATTATCGAAAAAAGTTCTAGATATAGTTTTAATAAATGTCTTGCCTTGGATACATTAGTTGAACTGGAAAACGGCGATATGATTACAATTGAAGATGTATCTATTGGAGATAAGGTAAAAACTCCGGATGGTTATGCCGTCGTAAAGAATAAATACAATAATGGCATCCAAGACGTGTTCCGAGTTAATATTGGATGCAAAGAAATCAAGTGTACTATTACCCATAAATTTTTAAGTAAAGACGGGAAAATTCTCCCATTATGGTCCTTTCTATTTACCGGACAACCCATACATGAATGAATTTATAGAAGATCAATATTGGAAAGATTTTAATAATGGCAAGAATCTAGATAAGTACGGAATAAAAACGATAAAAGTTATCATGTTAGATAGGTGGCAGTCACAAGACCCATCCTTTTTTGCATTCAAAAATAGAGAAGAATTATTAAGAGTTGGTAAATGACTAATAATGCTTATTCAAAGATCAATAATGTTGACCCTAGCCACATAATGGAATGGTTCTACTTCAGTGTCTGTGAGGCTGGTGGTGATGGTGCAGCGGTCATCTGTTGTGGAAACCCAAAAGAAACCTCTGAATACTTCATTCAATGGTGGAAGAAGCGATATTTACCACAAATGAAGAAGAACGGATATAAAAAAGATGAATTCTGGCATCCCGTAGAAGAATATACTGGACAAAATGGAGAACTTATATTAAACTATCATGATGGCAACGAGAACTTTATGTTCTGTGATCAGGTTGTTGATCTTGGTCATGGTGATGTTAGTTTTATTGTTGAATCGGACTGTAAGACTCTTGATGGGAAATTTACATGCCGGAAAGTTATAAAGTTAGATATGTACGATAATTGGAATAAATAGGGGGGAAAAATTAGAGCTAGAGTAACTAATAGCATCAACATGAGTAACTACAGACTATAAAAATTGAACTTGACATAAGCCGTACTAAACGTCTTTTTTTGGATTTAGATTATGAATATTTTTGTACTTTCTTATGACCCCGTAGAAGCAGCCCAGTCGCAAGTCAACCGTCATAATATAAAGATGATTTTGGAAAGTGCCCAGCTACTTTGCACTGCTCACCATATGTGTCCAAAATACGAACTGCCTATCAAGTTCTATCGTAAAACACACCACAATCACCCGTGTGCCATATGGACTCGTGAGTCGTCTGATAATTATAAATGGCTCTGCAAGCACGCTATCGCTCTATGTGATGAATATACTTACCGTTACGATAAGACACACGCATCACGAGGAATTATTGAGTGGTGTTACGATCATATTCCTGACTTACCAGATATTGGTCCAACCTCTGTTAGACTTGCTATGCCGGATGAATACAAAAATGATGATCCGGTAGAATCTTATAGAAATTATTATTACTATGATAAAGGTAAAAATATTCAATGCGAGTGGAAACGTAGAAATCCACCAGACTGGTGGAACAGAATGTTAGCACTTGACGAACTTACAAAACAAGCACAAGA